TCCTGCATTTAATCTAAGTAACTGTTGCTGTCCAGTAACGTTAGCGTGTACGTTTAGCTTTACAGCCATGTCTAATCCTATTTATTAAACACAATTATTTGTGTATTATTTTCGGTTAATTTGTTTATCCGTTAGTTATTTCAACTTCAACGGAATCAAAGTACTTTTTAAAAGCACTCTCTATAAATTTCATTGGGGCTTGTTGTGAATGCCCATTATTAAGAAATTGAATATAAGTAACACCATTAGTTACGATAATTTCTTGTGGTTTATCTTTAGGTGTAAGTATACTTATATTTGATGTACTACCTATTTCACCATCAAAATATCTTTCAGTATATCCAATATACCAAGAGTTTCTTGCTTGCCCTGTATCAACAGGTGTCATTAATTTAACATCAGCAAATGCTTTTAAAGCCTTAGCCCTTAATTGCTTCTCAACTTCTTTATCAATATCATCTTGAAGAGTAGCCATAGATGATCTTAAATTAATAACAGTTATTGTCATATTACCTTACCTTTATTAATACCTTTTTTAATTCTATATTTTTGTGTTCCATTACCACCAATGTTCACTTCTTTTTTAAGGTCTTTAAATAATTCTTGTTGTTTTAAATTCTTTTTTGAAGACTTAATATATTCTTCAATCTTTTTATTATCTCGCATAAATGCCTCCTAAAAGATAGGCGGTTTTATCCGCCATATCTATTATGTTTTAGATTTTTTATTTACCATAGACTTCAAAGATTCGAAGCCTGCTTTATTTTTATTAGCCTGTATGGCATCACTATCTTGTAATAATTTTAAAGTAGGAAATAATTCTTTAACATTTAAAGGTTTAGTACCTTGATAAGTAGTTTGTGCAATTATAGCAGATCTATGATCTTCTCGCCAACCGTAAGGTCGTTCTTGGAAATACTTATGCCAACCATTATATTCATTAAATGGCATAGCATGTAAATCACTTAAACTTATACCTAATAGGAAAGCCATTTCATACTCTACTAACTCGTCTTCCCCAACTTATCGCCTTTATCATCTTTAGCACCTAAGCCATTGTAAACCAGAATCTCATTTGATAATTCTGTTAATGCCTGGATAGGAAAGTTTTCAAAGTCTTTATCTTTCATATCATCAGCACCAATTACAGTTGCTTTAAATATAGCACTAAGTGTTGATAAACCAGATACATCTTCTTTAGACTTATCTAGAACTGTTTGTAATTCTCTTACACCCTTAACTGTTAATTGTCTTATCTCAACTTCTTGTTTTAAAAATGTAACCTTTTTAGTTATATCAAGTAGTTTTATGTGTTTCATTTTCTTCCTTTGTTTCAGCCGTATTATCTTCAGGCTTTTTATATAAATGTTTATTATTTGTTTCGAAGTCTTCCATTAACTTACGTACTTTGTGTAGTACATCTAATGTCTCGAATACTTCGGCTTTATCTTTTACATCTTTCATTCTATCGTATGTTTTACGAATAGAAGTGTCGATAGCCTTTTTAATATGTAGTGACGTTATACGCAGTACATAAAATTTGTTGAAAGGCTTATCGAATTTATTATCACTCATATTTTATCCTTTATTATTATTTAAATAATCTATTGCGTTATTTAAAGTATTTATATTATCTTTTACTTTGCCTAAAAGTGTATTACATTCCATACACAATAGACCTCTTACTTTATTAGTAGTATGACAGTGATCAACAGATAGTTTTCTATTAAGTTTACTTTCATGTATATTACATATCTTACAACAATTATCTTGTTGCTTTAACATAAGATCATATTGATCTAGTGTTAAATTATATCTACTCTTAAGTTCCCATGCTTTTTTCATTTTGAATATTCTATTTTTATTTTTAATATTATATTCTTTACAGTATTGTTTTAAATACTCTTTTCTATTGTTCATAAATTAATCCTTATGTATAGATAGTGATGAGCCAATTAAGGCTCACCACAAATTTATTTATTATGCGTCAGCAAACGGGCCTTTGTAGTCACCTGCAGTACTCATAGTTATAGTAGCCTGGTTAGAGTCTGTTAAACTAGGAGTTACTTCAAATGAAGCAAAAGAACCTTTTACGTAAAATGCACCGTTATCACCAGTCTCTGCGTTCTTAACATCAATCTGAAAAATGTATTGATTGCCGTCTTGAACTAGGGCTTGGATAGCACCATGTACACTTGGTACATAGTTGACTGTGAATTCCATAGTAGGGGCATCAGCTTGTCCTTGAATTTGACTAGAAACTGATTGTCCGTACTGAGGAACGTTAACGATATTAGCGGGTTTACCAAAACTTGGGAATTCCCTGATTGAAGTTACTTCTGTAGAACCATTAAAGTCTCCACTTCCAGATATGAAAGTCTGGTGAGTAGAATCATCTGTAGGTAATGTGTAAGTTGAATCAGCTTTGAATTTCAAAGTTGTAAAAATACCTGCACCTATATTACTTATTAGAGCCATTTGTATTGTTTCCTTATATTGTTGTGGTTAAATTGAAATGAAATTGACAGTATAATTCACGTTAAATAAACTTGAATCCTTAGCGTCAACCCCAATTGTAGTTATAAAGCTATTAGTTGTTTGCAGATACCCAGAAATTTCTTTCCGATCTAGTAAGTTTTTTAATATATCAGCGATCTCATAAGCACGTTTCATTCCAGCACCAGAAGGTACAAAAATTTGACATACTATTTGACCGTTAGCAGATACATCAGTGTTAAAAACTAACTCTGAAGAAAAAGGCAATACACTAACCCGAACCCACTCATCAGCGTTTAATTCGCCTTGGTAGTTTGCGGGAAATGCTTTTATATTATGCGATGTCCATTCTGTAGTTGTGAAAAGATTCTCAACAGACGTTAATAGTTGTGATATTGTTGCCATGTTAACTTTCCCTTCCTACTTCTATATTTATAATAAAACCATTATCCTCATATTTATTAATTGAATAAGTGTTACCGCCAAATATGACAGAATCATAATTGTCAATAACCTTAGAATCAATATCAGAAGACTTTAATATTATATCAGAATTTATTCTCGGCTTATCATCATTAGTTCTATAACTTTTAGTTATAATACCTTTGATGGTAATAGGAGATATAGTTGTTGAATTAACAGTTTGATTACCAAAGTCATAACCAGTAACGGTTATATTAGTAAACTGTATATCAGTAGCTAGATCCCCAACCAAAGAAAATGCATTAGTGACGTTACTATTTATAAGTGTTTTAAAACTCATTAAGCACCTCCACTAACTCGAACACCACGTGATTGAGTTAACGATACTTCATTTAAATATTTATTACACAAATTAATAATACTATCAGGTAATTCTTTAAAGTTTTTAACTCCACTGTTTATGTCGAATATTAATCTTACCGCACCAACAGTTAAATCTTTAACTTTGTTTTCACCTGAAGCATTACTCTCTTGTGTCTTCATATTGTTTAATAAATGAAGTGCTAACTCAAAAGTAGCCTTTTTGATATCTCCTGGAATAGTACCTTCAGAAATAGTAGATCTATCATCTTCTAAATCTGTAAAGTAGCCTGATTTATTATCATAGTATGTAATATCTCTAGGCCACGATAAAGGATATGAGGCAGTAGGTGTAGCCGTGCCGCCCCAATCCATGTCATCGAGAATTCCAGTGGCTGTTACTAAAGCTTGTTCTACTAACGCATCATTAGCAAACCAGTTTTCTGAGTTCAATCTATTTTCAAAATATTCATCAGATTCTGATACACTAACAAATGAATTAGTTCCTTTTTGTAAAGCCATTATATTTCTCCGTATCTAATAGTTATAATAATTAACCGTGGAATATAGGGAATATACCCATTTGGTTAACGTTAGTAGCATGAACAGTCCATGAAGCACCATCAGCTAGGTCAATGTTTGCAGGGTATGCAGTTGCAGATCCCGCCCACGAGAAACCTTTAGGATGCATGATATTACCCCATCTTGATAGGATAGTAACAGCACCACCACCATTA